ATCGCATTTACATGGATCGCATTTACATGGATCGCATTTACATGGATCGCATTTACATGTAGACATTATATAATGATACTAAAGATATTAATATTATAAATAATATATTATGGTAAAAATATTTACTATCATTTTATTTATTTTATTAACAATTATAGTTTCTTTTTTCCTTATTTGGTGTTTTTCATTCTTAATTGGAATTGAATATATAACAAAATCACTTAATTTTGAAATAACCGATTATTTGAATGCCCAAATAAATTCAGAACCAATATTCGAAAATAGAGTTTATAGTGTTGATTACTTGGATAAGGATTTAGCTGAAGCCATAATTAATAGCGGAGCTGTTTTGGGTACTCACCAATCTTATAGTTATAAAACAACCAATACATTATTAGGTTCATTTGACTTTGCATATTCCATCCCATTTATTAATCCACTAATTAACGGTTTTGTACAAACTCAGTCTTTAGATATAAAACAACAACTTGAATTGGGTACACGACTTATGGACATACGAGTATCTTATCACGATAATAAATATGTTGTAGATCATGGTGTAATACTTGGATATTTTGACGAATTTATAGATGAATTTTATAAAGCTGTTGATGATTTGGGATTATCTGAAACTGATATAAAGGTTGTTTATAAACTAAGCAGATTTTCTGAACCGGGTGCAAATGCGAGTAGTATTAAAACATATATAGAAAATAATAGTAAATATAGTTCAAAATTTATAACTGATTATGATAGGGGAATATACCTAGACAGTAATTCTGTTTTAAGTATTATGGATATGTTGAAATATCCAAAATCTAATAGATTGCAACTCATTCTAACACAGCAAACCGAAATGATAATAGTTTTCGTATTTGTAAATATAATAGCAGCAATTATAATAACGATCTTAATAATAATAACAACCCGTAAAGTGATTAAGTATTTTTACTAGTTTTCCAATCGTTAAGTAGTATAATTCAGTCTTCATTTAATATAATAAAATATTTTATTCATTAATATCCTATGTAATTGACATTTATATATGTATTGTATAATTAATACGCAAATTTAACTTTCTTGAATATATTTGACATTACTATTATCTATATAAATTAAATAATATTAAAGATAAATATTGCTAGGTAAATAAGTAATATAATGGATTTGTTAACTAGTTTTGTTAGGGATCCTGTTTGTGTGGAAAGTGTTTTGGAAAATGATTTGATTTTCCATGCTATTTCTTGGTTTGGGAAGGATATAGAAAATGACGTTGACAATGAAGATGAAAATGAAGATGAAAATGAAAATGAAAAAGAGTATCAAATTTATGTTCATGGTGTAACTCAAAATGGAGAATCTGTGTGTCTTAGGATTATGAATTATATTTATTATTTTTATGTAAAAATTCCAGATCGTTATCAGGGAATTTGGTCGGATGAACAAACAACTTTATTTTATAAGCATTTGAAGTTTAGGCTTGGTAAAAAGGTCGGTGTTGGTTTGGTAAATAAGACTTTGGTTAATAAAGTTGACATTATGGGTTTTAGGAATTTAGAGCAAGAGAAATTTATTAGGCTTTGTTTCAAAACAGAACTTGCTGCATCTAGATGTAAATATTTATTTAAAAAACCATTAAAAATTCCATCACTATCCCATACTGGTATAAAATTTGTTCTTTACGAATCTAATTTAGATATGATAGTAAAATTTACACACCTTAGAAACATTCGAACTGCTGGATGGATTAGGGTTAAAAAAGGAGATTTTAGTCTTGAGAATGACAATATTAGTACTTCTCAAATCCAGGCAACGGTTTATTGGAAACAAGTACATCCATATCTAGTCAAAGATGAAAGTTTGGTTGAATTAATTGATTATCAAGATATTGCTCCTTTTAGGATTTTGAGTTGGGATATTGAGACTCAAAGTTCTCGTGGATTTCCAGAATTTCCGAATGCTGAAATTAAGGGTGATTTTATTTCACAGATAGGTTGTTGTTTATGGATATTTGGTAAACAGAAGATTAAGTTTATTCTGAGTAGTGTGTATTCGGATCCTACTGAAGATGGTATTGTTATAAATTGTAAAAATGAGAAAGAAATGATTAAAACATTTTGTGATATTATTTGTAATTTAGATCCTGATATGTTAACTGGTTATAATACATGGGGTTTTGATGATAAATATTTGTGGAAAAGAATTGAAATTAATGGATTAAATAATTATGCAAATAAATTGTCTCGTATCGTTGGTGTGGAGCCAACATTAGAGGTAAAAAATCTAAGTAGTGGTGCTTATGGACATAATGAATTTAAAATATTAACCTGTCCCGGTAGAGAAACAATCGATTTGATTATTGCTATTCGTCGTGAACATAAATTAGATTCTTATAAGCTTGGTAGGGTTGGTATTTATTTTAAGCAAGGTACTAAAGTTAGTATGATTGATACAATTGGTAAAGATGGTTTATTAACATTGGGGTATTTGGAATCTGAGATAGATAATCATAATAATCCTGACTCTGAAAAGGAGATTAGTGAATATGACGTTATGTTTAGAATTACTAATAATGCCGACCCTTGTCAGGTAAAAATAGTATGTGATTATTGTATACAGGATGCTAATCTTGTAATTGATTTAATGGAAAAGTTGTGTATTATTCCAAATAACATCGAAATGGCTAAAAGTACCAGAGTACCTATAAGTTGGTTGCTTCTCAAAGGTCAACAATGTAAAGTATTTAGTCAATTGTTGTTTGAAACAAGAATTAGAGGTTTTGTAGCTCCTTTGGTAGAACACATAGAAGGACCACCTCCACAGAAATTTAAGGGCGCAACTGTACTTACGGCTTTGAGGGGGGCATATTTCGAGCCAGTTTCGGGTTTGGATTTCAAAAGTTTATACCCTTCTATTATGATAGCATTTAATATGTGTCATTCAACTTATGTTTCCGACCCTAAGTATTTGGGAATAGATGGTGTTGAATATGAAACTATTGCTTGGCATGAAGAAGCTCATAAGGATGATAATACTAAGGAGTGGGTTGATGCGGCAGATTATTCGTTTACATTTGTTCAAAATATTAAGGGTATTTTGCCTGATATTTTAGATCGGTTATGGAAAGATCGTAATGAGACTAAGAAAATAATGAAATCGGAGATTAAGAAATGTAAACAAAAATGTGGTGATAATTGTGGTGGACTTTGTGATGGCAGTGGTTTCAAAGCTCAAGTGTTAAATGGTAAACAGGCTGCAATTAAAGTAACTATGAATTCTATTTACGGTTTTACTGGTGTAACTAATCATGGAATGTTACCATGTAAACCAATTGCTGCAAGTGTAACAGCAAAGGGAAGAGATATGATTGCCCATACTTCCCAAATGGCTCAGGAATTATATTCTTGTACGACAACATATGGTGATTCAGTTCCCGGTTACCAGGAGGTTAAGGTGAACATTAATGGGGTTGAAACTAATTTGAAGATAGAAGATTTGTATGATAAGTACTCGAAAATAGTTCCTAGTATTGATTATACAAATGGTGGGAGAGATAAAAAACAACTAATGGTTTGTGAAGAACCTATTGATGCTTGGACGTATAATGGTTGGAAGAAATTGAGGCGTGTAATTCGCCACAAGACAAAAAGTCGTATGTATAAAATTACAACTGATAAAGGTGTTGTCTTCGTAACTGAAGATCATATTTTATAGATTTGAATGGGGAGCAAATAAAACCCACACAATTAAGAGTCGGTACAAAGCTAAGCGCTTCCAAGCCTATTAACTAAAATAACCAACTTCTTCGTGACCTTTTATAAAAATATGAGTGAATATTCCAGCTACACCTTTGAAAGTCTTACTCCTGCTAAACGGTTTTTCTGTGATTTTAATAATATTGTCTATAAATTCAGTTTGAAATAAATTTGAATATTTACCTTTTCCTTGGATATTTTCTTGTCTTGAACTAATTATGTTATTATTTTTTGTCCATTCTAAAAAATAAGTTATCAATTTTTTAACAACTACTTTATTTCTACAATCGTCTGTTAATACCAACTCTTTATCAACAAATTTTTCATAAACAATAAAATCAAAAAAATTAGATCTCGAATATGTACTCTTAAGTTCCAACCCCACCCACCCAACCACCTTTGAATAATTCATATTACGTGCTTTATCTTGTATTGAAATTCCCGAATTACTTTTTATTCCGACAATATTCTCCAATTTTGATTTTATTTCTTTTGTAAAAGAAGTGCTAAGATTTCCTATACCATTGCGTATAACTTTAGATGATGGAATGTTGTTCTTATCAACCCAGTCCTCAAAATCCTCTATTATTAGACACAATGGAGTTTTTGTTTTATCATTTGTTATTATAACACAATCGTTTATGAATTTATTATAATGGGTTTCTAAAAAATATTGACGAGCCGTGTCTTTGTTAACTAAACGGTTCTTGTTATATTTCATTACGAATGTTATCAAATTTTCAATAGACCCACTAACATTATACGTATCATACATCATTACAACAAAATCAAGTATGTGTTTTAATTGGTCATAAGACATGCTAAACCATTCTGGTTTTTTAGCTCTCCAATTTTTTAATAAAACTTTTACAAGATTTTCTATTTCCACAACATTATCACTTTCATAAGTAAACAAATACTCAAATTTAGGATTACTGGAACGATGTTGTTCAATCCTCAGTGTTAGATCTTCTGTTATACCTATTTTAACCAAATTTTTATATATTGGAGTATGACCTATATACAACTTATTTTTCTTTTTTTTTAACTGATTGATAACTTCTTGTTGCTCACCTAATTTACTCTTTAATTCTATTGATTCAGATTCCTTAATCTTTAATTTTTCCTTTATTTCCATTGATTCATTGTCTTTATTCGCCAATTTCATCCTAAGATCCTCAGATTCCTCTCCAACCGTTTCATTAATTAGTTCTTCCAATTTGATGTAATAATCGTGTATCTCGTCAGCCTTATCCGTTCGCGACTTCATACAAAATTTCTTAAACGTACGGATTGTCATCGTTATGGTTTCACTTTTTCTATCTCCTCCGTGCTTGATTCCTCCGTTTGCAGTAATCAAGTTTTCTACTACGTAATCTACATCTTTTACAAAATTTTTCTCCAAAAGGGTTTTTGCAAACCCAATTCTACCAAATCCGACCCATTTCCATACATCATTAAGCTTTACTACAAAGTCACTAGCTTGGTCATAATTCAAATAGCAATAAAAACTGCTAACAAAAAGTTGTTGCTGGGTATCCGTAAAAATATTCTTAATCTTATTTACTAATTTACTTTGATAATCACCATTAAGTTTGATGATAGGGTTATTTTCTATGAGTGTTACTATATCTAAAGCCTTACAGGCCCGGTCTGTCGGACCGGATTTACTTTG